CATTGAAGGCATTTAACGTTAGGTGGCAGGTGATCTGATACTACGCGCTCTAGCTGTAGCGTTACGGTTTTGCATTGACGGCAGTTAGCCTCAATATAAAGCATAGTTTTTAACCCCATTATCTAATAATTATTGGCTTAAAGTATGGAAAAAAATCCTGAGCTTTTACAAATACATACAGCTTTTTAATCTCATCTACACCGGGCAGCGTGTATAAAACAGGCCTCAAATCGCGCAGCATTTCTATATTTAGCATTAGTAGCCCGTCATCAAACCTAAATAGTATTCTGTGGTATGAGTCTGGCAAATCCCTATGCAAAGGTAGAGCTAGCATCTGTTGGATCTTAGTAAAAGGCACGGCATAAGGCTCACTACTTGGCCTATCAGCCCATTTAACCTCTAAATCGCCTATGTAATTTTCACGCCCAAAACCCTGTATTTTGTTTATGTGGTAATCGGTAAAGTAAAACTTAGGCGTAGGGGTCAATATCCACGGGTAATTACTCATCAAGTAGGCCGCCAACCTAGTTTGGCGGTCTTGGTTTTGTTGCGTTTCTTTAATCGGTTGCACGGCTGGCCCTCTCAGACTCACTTAATAGTTCATCTGGTACAGGCTCACGCTCTGTTATTGGGTCTAGGTTACGCCCTGCCTCTAATAAAACCTCTGCGTGATCATTAGGGCTAAGCCATTTATCGCCATACTGCCTTAGCCATACAGGCTCACATTGATTAGCTTTTACCTTGTCGGGGCATAAATAGCCTTTGTATGGTTTATTAGTTTTATTTGACGTGCCCTCAATTAACACTCTATGCCCGTGTTTACATATTGGCGGCTCTGGCATTGGCTCTGCGCCTAGCTTGGCTTTAAGAGCGCTTATTGACTCAGCCGCGGTAGGTACTGCCCCACCTGCTCCACGTGTCTGTAATGGGGCTTGTATGGCCTCTACCTTCTCCATATCTTGCCTTGTAGGCCTGCCAGCACCGCCCGGCGTAAGCAAACCTATAACACGCCCATAGGCAGACGTTACGCAGTTTTCTACCCAAAAATTAGCATTTACGCCGCGGTCTGATCTAACCTCTAGGGCATAATCTACAGCGCTTGGTTTTTCGTCCTCATAATTTTTATACGCCTCAGCTCTAATTAAGATATAACCGTTTTTTAGATCTATATCCTCTATATAGGCTATTAACCGTAACCCGGGAAACTCAGCCCGCGCTCTTTTAATTCTTGCGTTTACGTCCTCATACCCGTCTAAAAAGCTCATTTAGTTACCTCTTTAAGCGCCTTAGCTATATTGCGCCCTCTTAGATAACCGTCGCCGTGGCCTTCACGGTATCCCGTACGGTAGGCCGCTAACATAAATAGACCTACAATTAGCACCGTTAATGTAATTACTGCTATATCAGCTAACATAAATCACCCTTTGTTAAGGCTGATAAAACTACTACACTAAGTAGCCCTCTCAGCGTGTAGTAAAAGTATGAGCCCTAACACCGACATAAGGCAACGCGACACGCTAGCGCTTTAATCTGTCCTCTAAAAGCATTTCATAGATCCGGTCTACTTGGCCCTCTATACGCTCAACACGGCCTCTAAGGTTATGGCCGCCGTTACCGTCAGGCCTTAGCTCTGATAAATAAAACTTAACTAAATGGCGTACCAGCCCAACCCCTACCGCTGCAAGGCTACAAAGTCCTAGCGCTATAGCTAATAGGGTTTGGGCTTGGTTCATTACTTAGATCCTACGCCAAACTGTTTTTCATTAGGCTGTAGAGCCTTTACTAACGGCCCAATAAGACCGGCTAAAAACGCATTAGCCAATACTTTAGGGTCTGTTATACCGGATATGTATAGAGCTGCAACGCTTGCTAGCGCGGCGCGCCCATAGCTCCACGCAGCCGCCTCTAGTTTTTTCTTGTCCATTTTTGCTCCTAAATGCCCTTAGTTTATTTGTGTAAGTACCCCTACCGTATGAGTACCGGCAGCGGCAACAGCATATAGCGCTTCGTAATCACCCACGGGCACGGTTAAAACAGCACCATTATCTAACTTAAAACCATTGTTTACGGTTACATCTGGCCCACCTAAATAAATAGCACCCGCGCCTAGATTATGTAAAATAGCTGTTTGATCAAAACGGGTTTCTGGCACGATAATTACCGGTGTAGTAGTAACGGTTACTTGCGCGCTAGTTGGCATTTTCTTGTCCTAACTTTGCAATTAGTTTAGCGGCTTTTTTAGCATTTACCGTTATTTCAAAGTGCATTTCATCTTTACGGTTACGGTAATCACCGCCCCAAGTTAGCCCATACTTTTTAGCTAGCGCTCTAATCATTGGCACTTTATCGGCTGGAAACGTACCTACAGCTGCTAACGGGTGTTTAGTCGCGTTTAAGTCTATTGCTGTACCGCTGCTATGGCAGCTTAGCCGGTCTGTACTGCCGCGTACCATACGAAACGCATAGCCCCACTCATCTAGCGCGCCCTCATCTATTGGCTCTATTAGCGCGTGAAACTCAGCGGCAAAACCTATAAGTAATGGCGCTACTTTTTTAGCGCATTTTAGTTTTCTGTTTGTGCCAGGTACGGGGTAATTTTCTATGCCTATCTCTGCCGGGTCTTTACTTGCAGGCCAGCCATTATAGCTCTGTAGCATTTATCCACGCCTGCTCTGCCTCGTTCCAATACCACATACCTTCTGTAGGCATAGGTGTAGGCGGTTGCCAATTAAAATCATTATCTAAATTCCAACTAGGATAAGGCTGTGGCACAATAAATACATCTGCCACAGGATTATAACTATAACCAATACCAGCAAATTGCTTTCGCATATTGCCATTATATGAAGTTTGTTTCCAATTAGAATAGCCACCTGACCACTCAGTAAGAAATGCTATACCGCTTGCTTCTTCGTTGTTGCTGTCTAATGCTGCATTAGCAACTACATTAACTTCTAGCACTATATTGTTATCGTCTAATTTAGCAAAGTGAGCCATTATATTGTAATGCTCCCATTTCCTGTAAATGTGTAATATGTGTAACCGCCGCTTACTACCCTTGTCGGTGAACCTGTAGTAGCAGAAGCCGTATAAGTTTCATTTATTCTTAAAATACAAATTCCTGAACCACCAGAACCTGCGTTAAAATTATCATCACCTTGACCTCCACCACCTGAGCCAGTATTAGCCGTTCCATTACCTGCAGTAGATCTGCTACTTCCATTTCCGCCACCTCCTGAGCCCCCTGTGCCAGATGCGGTTTGAGTAAATGATGAACCACCGCCTCCTCCTGCATAAAAACCGCTAACACCTGTAGATGTAGCACTAGCCCAACTTGACCAAGTATCTAATCCTGCTCCACCATTACCTGGCGTTGTTGTGCTTGGCGCATTTTGACCAACTGCTCCTGCACCACCGCCGCCTCCAGTGCATAAGGAATTTGACCCATTATCTTTACCCGCGCCGCCATTATTCCCATAACCAGTCGCTCCGCCTGTATTGCCTTGGGTTGCAGCGCCTCCAACTGTTGCCCCTGTTCCAAAATTGGCGCGGCCGCCTCCTGATCCACCATCTGCGGTGCTATTTGCCGCACCTGGGTCTTGTATACCTTTACCGCCGCCATTTGATGTGGTTGTATCTAATACTGAGTTACTGCCATTAACACCTGCTCCTGATGATGTTGCACCTGCACCACCTGCACCGACAGTTATAGAGTATGTTTGTCCTTGATTTAGGAGTTTTCCTGTATGCGCTGAAATTCCACCTGCGCCAGCGCCACCTCCGTGCCGGCGTGCGCCCCCACCACCACCTGCAATTAGTAAAAATTCAAATGTTTTAGTGCGCGGATAATTTTGACTAGCAATAATCCCAAGTAAACTCATTAAGCTATATCTCCTACGACCAAAAACGTATTTGATGCTGTACAGATAATAGAAGCTGCGCTATATATTGCGCGTAGTTTAGGCGCTGTTGCTGTTGCACCTGTTGAGTTAATAGTTACACCTGCGCCTTGCGATAGCGTTACTTGACCTGCGCCTATCTGCGCTATGTTTATTACATCACCCGCGCTAAAAACGCTAGGCGGCACAGTTAAAGTTATGGCGCTTGCATTGTTAAGAGTTACTAGCTGATTTAGGTTGCCTGCTACTAAAGTGTAAGTAGTGCCTGTTTCTGCATCAAACTCTAGTTTTAATCTAAGTACAGCTGTACCGCTAGTAACGCCGCCTGATAACCCTGAGTCTGTACCTGTGGTTATGCCCTCTATATCACCTGTAGCACCGCTAGCCACCCAAGCGCTACCTGTGTAATACCATAAACTATTATTGTCTTTAGTAAATGCAAACTGGCCTTCTTGTGGGCTAGTTATTGTAGAGTTTCTAGCAGCCTCACTTGCAAAAACTAATATGCCTTGCATTAAATAGCCGTTTACGTCCGCGGCTGTTAAAACCTCACCTGTAGTAAAGGTCTTAAATCCTAAGCCCGCTGCCATTGTTCCCCCTAATAGGCCAATACGCCGGTGTCTAGCACCCCGTATAGGCTTGAGTCTAGTATAAAGCCGTCTATTATCGGCTCTAGTGTGGTTAGTGTCGTTTTCCAGCTGTTAGGCGTAATTGCCATAGCTACGCCAAACACCTGTAAAGTCTTACTTAAAGTAGATGAGCCCGGTTGGTTTGTAGTAATAGTTATAGGGTCAAAAAAATCTAGATCTAGGGCGGCGATTATGCCGGCATTATAGTTATCTGTGTATAAATCTAAGGTAATGGCATCACATCTTATAGAGGTTTCTTTACGGCTAGCTACATAGGCTTGCGCGTAATCTAGGGCTACGGCATCTGTTTGCATTAGTAGGTTTTGTTGGTTATAGCTGTGTGTAAAGTATTTATCTATGCTTGCTTGATCTATAGCTAGCTGAGTAGTACCGCCGGTGCGTGTGATGCTAGCTGCGTTAAATACCAACGTATCGTCTAATCTCCAAACTGCATCAAAATAACCTATATTTGTGCCGTTATCGTTAAACACGGTAGGTGTGCCGCCTATGCTAGCCGTGGTTACATTTCTATCTTGAAATACAAATGAGCCGGTAGCATCTACATAAAGCGCGCCGTACTCACTTAGGGTAACCGTCTGCATAGCTGCAAGGCTGGTACGGGCCGTGCCGGGGTCTGCCTGTAGTGTAGTTAAGCCGGCATCTACATCACGCATAGAGGTAGGCCAACCTATCTGGTCTAAAATCTGGTTAATGCGTGTGCCGGATAGGTCGCCCGCGGTAGCCCCTGTTACTGTAGCTATTTGTGCATTTTGGGCAAGTCTAAACGCATCTACCGCCGTTATTGTGGTATAAACAACGTCTAACGCATTTTTAGGCGTAGTAGTGTTATAGCTAGTGATAAAGCCGCTAAAGATAGGGTAAGTAACACCGCTGTAAGTAGCTGATATAGCTACCTTACGCATTGGATCTAGCAAGCCAAAATAAGGGCTGTTAGGGTTTTGTGGGTTAAAATCACCGTTTTGGTCTACTATTCTTAAAGTTAGTGTACCTGTTTGGAATTGGTCGGCCTGTGGGTTACGGCCTCTGTTAGTTTGTATTGTATCTACTACGTCAGATACATCTACAATTACTGCCGCGCTGTCGCTTAATATGTTTGTACCTAATATGCCTTCACCTAAAATCATAGCTTGGGCAAAACTAGGGCCAGTACTAAAGTTAATAATAGCGTTTATAACTGGCAGGGTCATAGCCCACCGGTGTAACGCAACGGGTCGCCCTTACGCTCTAAATCTAATATAGCTCTTTGCACGGCTAGGCTTATTGTGTCCTCACTACCTACTACACCTGCATTTACGTTTACTGTTATGTTATCTGCCATACGGAAACGGGCAGGATCAAAGGTAGAGCCCGCGCCTATACCCGGTGTATCAAATGCGCCCATAGCTCTTAATCTTGCTTGCTCATCACCTAGCGCATTAAGGGCGTTAGTACTTAATGCATCTGTAAGCGTATCTATCTGCTCTTTTAATAAAAAGTTAATACCCGTACCCGTGCTAGTAGCTAAACGCAAGCTAGTTAATGTAGCTATTTCATCAGCTATTTTACTTGTAGGTATAAGTGCTGACTCTGGGTTAAATGGGTTAGGTACTAACCTATCCCCACTTTCACCGTTGCCACCGTCGCCGCCACCGCCGCCACCGCCACCGCCGCCACCGCCGCCACCGCCGCCACCGCCGCCGCCGCCAGCTCCAGCACCGGTAACTATAGGCGATATTTTTAGTCCTGCCATTTTCATTAACAGCGCTAAGGCTTCATTAAGGTTTTGTATATCTATAAGCGCTTTAGGCTTAAACTTATCTAAAATATCGTTTAT